TAATCATTCATCGCAAGCGCAGACATTGGAGTATCTGTGTATCCAGCCGGAAGAGATCAAGAATGTATATGAAAACGAAATATAGCGGATACTGAGGCGGGGCGAGATGGCTGGATTATTCGACCGGGTAAAAGACCTGGTGAACATCGTAACATATATTAGTTCAGAGACAGGGGTTGACGCGAAGCGGGCCGGAAGCGGGTCGTATAGAGTCAGCCCCTGTCCTTTTTGCGGTCACAGCGACTGCTTTACGATTAACGAAAAGGATCAGTTTTTTAAATGCTTCAGCTGCTCGGCCAAGGGAGATGTGATTGAGTTTGAGCAGCAATACCGCAACATGGAGCGCCCGCTGGAGGCGGCGAAATCCATAGCAGGCAAGCGGGGGATCCCCGTCCTCGATAATGAGACCGGCGGCGGCACGGCTAAGCGGCCGAAAGAGAAAGAAAAGGGGGAGGTTGAGCCGCCTGATGCGGGGACAAAGCCGGAGATAGATCCGGACCGGGCACTGGAGGTCCGGCGGATCGCGGCGGAGTACTACCACGGTCGAATAATGGCGTCGAGGACGGCGCTGGCGTACCAGACGGACGTGCGGCAGCATAGCAGGGAGATCGTGGAGCGCTTTAAGATAGGCCTGGGCGGCGGCGGCCTGATTGGACATTGCAGGGGGCAGGATGTGACCGTCGCGGAATTGATAGCTGTCGGCCTGGTGAGAGAGCAAAAAAACACAGGGTTCAGGTCTGTGGTGAATGCGGGAATTACAGTATATCCCCATTTCAGCGGTGACAACATCCTGTTTTTTTCGTTAAAGGATCCTGAAAAGAAAAAAAAGTGGCAGTTAAAAAAGGAGTGCGCCCCGGAGGGATGGCTCTGTTATGGCCAGGACGCATTAGAGCAGGACGAGCCGGTGATTATAACGGAAGGAGAAAACGACCGGATCACGGTGATGGACCTGGGACGATATGAACACGCCATAGCCACAATTGCGTCATACAACGAGCCTGCGATCCTGGAGCGGCTGAAGGCTATTGCCAAAGGCCGGATATGGTACCTGGCATTCGATAATGACCCTGCGCCACCTAAGTCGGCTGAGGGTGCCGGGGCGCGATATACGCGGCAGTACGCAAATACGTTATTGGCCGGGGGCGGTGATGTGCGGGTAATCCGGATCGAGCCTGATCAGCCCGGCACTAAGGTGGACATTGACGATATATTGCGGGCGGCTAAGGATCCGAAGGCGGAACTGGCGCGGTTGAAGGATGAGGCGGAAAAGATCACTAAACCGATTCCTGAACCTGATCCAAATAGGGGTACAAAGGCGGGCTCGGTGCCTATGTCACGCACACCGCCCGAGGCGTATCAATTTAAGAGTTTCGAGGTCCTGGGCGAGCTGAAAGACGAACGGCTGCTGTTCTGGTCGCGGGTTAATGAGCGGTTGTATGCGGTGGCGTTGAAAGATCTGAATTTAGATAAACTGACGCAAATCGGGGGGATTGAGGTAGCGGCTAAGGTGGCGCGATCATCCCAGACAATGAGTGGCGGCCAGGTGTTGTTTTCCGGCGTCAAGAAAAGACTTATCGTGCAGGCCGGGAAGCGGCAGTTATGGGATCCGGAATATTTAGGCCAGGGATTACATAACCTGGGCGATCGGATCTTGCTGGTTGTGGGCGGTAAAGCATGGCTATGGGATGGTAAAGACCTGGTGGAGTGGGAACACCCTGTGATCGAAGGGCGCCTGATAGACTGGCGCCAAGGGTATGATTGGGTAAGTATGCCGGAGGTGCTAAAGTTATTAAAAAAAATGGACAGGGCCGCGGCGAACAGTATCCTGGAAGAACTATTGAATATATTTTTCCAGTGGGGACTCTCGGGTAAGCTGGATGTGTGGCTGCTGGTGGGCTGGTATCTGGCCCAATGGGTGCAGTCTATATGGGCGTGGCGGCCGCACCTGTGGTTGACCGGCACGTCAGGCAGCGGGAAATCAATCATGAAAGAACTCATGACTATATTGGGCGGACGGCTGGCTCTGCCGTGTGAGGGGCAGACATTGACTGAGCCGGGCCTGCGACAGAGTATCGGATGTGACTCGGTCCTGGTGGCAATCGACGAAATAGAGAAAAGCGAACATAGAGATAAAATTATCTACTTCATAAGATCTGCCGGCCGTGGGGGCATTACCCGAAAGGGGTCTTCCGGGCAGAAAGCAGTGGCGGCCACATTGAAACATATGGTGTTTTTGGGCAGTGTTGAACGTGGATTGTATCGCGCTGCGGAAAACAGTAGATACCTGGCCATCGAAACGAAAAAATTATCTACTTGTCAACCGAAGTTTCCGAGTAGTTCGGAGGCTGAAAAGATCCGGATCAGGATTGTTGTATATGTCCTCTGGGCCTCGTTTCAGGCAAGGGGGCTGGTGGCTAATATAGGTAAGATCGGGGATAATGATCCAAGGTTTGTGGAGTCCTTATCTGTCGCGTTCAGCATGGCTGCAGTATCGTTTGATCAACCAGGGGAGCAAATAACGAGGCTGTTGGCTGACTACTTAACGGAATGGCGGGAGCGGTTCGAAGGTGGGACGCTGGAGGATGAGGCGAAGTTGGTAGAGGATATTATGATGGCCCAGGTGCGGTTACCGGAGGAGGTGGACGGTGAGTTGAGGTCAGATGGCTACGAATCATCCAAAACGCTCTACGTAACTCGGACTGTGTCCCAGCTCGTAAGTAAGGAGCAGATGACCGAGGAGTCGAAGAAAGTCCTGGAAGCAAACGGTGTGAAGGCCGTTAAAGACGGCGACAAAGGCCTATTCCTACACCCTGATACAGTCGTAAAGGCGTTGTTGGCGCGGACCCAATGGCAAGGGCTCAACATTAGAGATATGCTATTGAGGATTGCCGGGGCCAAGGCTAAACAGTTGCGACTGGGCGGCTCACCTCTCCGGGGGGTGTTGGTCCCATGGGGCATAATTGGGTTGTAATTTTTTTTGTTTTCCCGTAGCCCTCTTTATTGAAAAGGGTTTTGAAAACATCAGGGAGAGATCACAAAAAATAGCCACCAATTAAAAAGAAATAGGTCTGGGGTTATCTACGGCATATTTAACAAGTGAGGCGTGTAGGGTGTTGGTGAAGGGGAAGTGGGTTAAAAAGATGGAACGGGTGGGGGCGATCGGGTTTTTTTGAGGCGTTTTCCGGTTTTTGGGGTGATTTAGGGTGATAAACGGGGGTGACGATGGTGGGTCTTCCGGGTTCGATGGTCGGCAGGTTGGCCACACTAAGGGCTCCTGGAGGGCGTGGAGTGGGGCCTGCTCCCAGTTGATAACTCCCCAACTAATTCGGAAAAGTTGGGGGATTGGGATATAGGACATTGTTTAAGTGAATCAGATAGTTATAGGCTTTCTATGTGCTTTTTTGTTTTTGATTGGATTTTGACTGATATTGTTTTACCGTCAGGCGGCGAAAAGATAGCGGGTTTTTGCGGGCTGCTGCGGGGCCTGGGGGTGGCGGATCTGGGTCGGCGTTGTGTGTTGTGTGTTGATCGCGAGTGCGTGCGTGTGGGTGGGGAAAAAACGGAAAACGCGAAACCGGGGGATCGGAGTCCCAGCCCCCGGTACTATTATGGAGGCCGTGGGATTTTTGAAAGGTTTAAGTCTACTTTTCCCCATAAGGTGTTGATATCGATTTTAAATATTATAGCTTTAATAGATCGGGATCTTGGAAATAGGGCTACGGGAAAGTGTGACAGTGTGACGGTTTGTGACGGGGTTTGTGACACAGTTGTACCACCTCCCCTTAATAATAATAATAATAATAATAATAAGTTATATTATATATATAGGGTACGGTGTCACACTGTACCACCATATTAGGGGAAGAGATACTATATGAAATTTTTTTTTAAAAAATGGAATTTTGGGGAAAAAGAAAAAATGTAAATAAAATTATAGCTAAGTATAAGTATCTTGTAAAAAGCGAATGTGACGTGACAGTGGGGCATGGAAAACGATAGAAATATAAGAATATTAATGAGTTAAATGGTTTTTTAGTGTCACATTGTCTGAAAACGGGTGTGACAGCAGCAGTAGGATTATCATTATGGAATTAGATGAAATGTTAAAGAAATACAGTGCCTTAGATGAGGATGAGGCGAAGGTGGAGGTTTTGCCGGAAGAGGCTGTTGGTGTAACAGTGGAGGGGGATAGTGTAACAACAGGGCAAGACGTTATCCAAACCGGGGGGTCTGTTAAGATTCGGGTGGAGCGGGAACTGCGGGTGGCCCTCGAGGATCTGCCTGAAGGTGTGATTGATGAAGTGGCGCGGGAATTGACGTTTAAAAATCCGCTCTGGATCCGGGCTAAGCGAGCAGGGACCCTTACGCCTGAGATCACGAGGGAGTTGACCTGTTATTGGGAGGGGGACGGCCACCTGTTTACAACCCGGGGGTTTGCCAGCCGCCTCATACGTATCCTCCAGGCCCATAGGCGCAAAGGCGAATACGATGATTACACTAAGCGATCAGGCACGGTTTACTTTGAGTTTAAAGGGGATTTGTATCCGTATCAGGGTGAAGTGGTTGCGGTTGTGAATAGTAGAAGATTTGGAACTATCTGTGGTTCAATAGGGTCGGGGAAAAAAGTAGCTGCGTTATATTTGGCGGCAAAGCGACAGGTACCTGTGATGGTGATTGTGCAGACTAAATCGCAGGCGTATCAATGGCAGGAAGCGGCCGGTCGATTTCTGGGGCTTTCCCGGACGGATATAGGATTGATCGGAGATGGTAGGCAGGATCAAGGGAGGCCTTTTACTATAGCCATCAGCCGCGCACTTCATAAGATGATCGACGATGTGGCCGAGTCGGTCGGGTTTTTAATAGTGGATCAGTGCGACCGGGTCGGGCTGAATGTTTTTTTTAAATTTGTCCGGTATATCCCCTCGGCATATATGCTGGGTCTGGCGATCAGACGGAAGCGGGATGACGGTCTAACTAACCTTATACATGCCTATATAGGGCCGCATCTGGCCGAAATCGACATAGATAGGGTTTACCGGGAATCGACCGCGATCCGACCGGTTTTCCACGGCCAGGACACCGGGTTTGATTACAACTTCAGTGAAGATTACAAAAAAATGGTGGGCGCCCTGGCCGTGGATCCGGAGCGAAACGAGCGGATTGTCACCGACGTGCTGGCCGAGACCGCGATAAAAGGAGGCGCCCGGACCGTGGTCCTGGTAGAGCGATTAGTTCACTTAGAGGCCCTGCAAAAAACCTTTAAAGCTAATTACCGCGACTGTATCTTAATATCCGGAAAGACTAAAAAAGATCAATTGCCGGTTGTTTTTGAGATGTTTAATAAAGGAAAAACTCAGATTATCTGTGTCACCGCCAAGAGTTTTAATCTGTTGAATGTGGACCGGATCACCCACCTGTTTGTGGCCTCCCCCCTACGGCATCCCGAGAATCTATGCCAGGCCGTCGGTAAGTTGTTATGGTCAAAACCCGGGGATGATCCCCCGAAGATTTTTGATTATCGGGATCGACCGACTCACCTGCAGGGGAGTTACCGGGGCCGGGTGCGGGTGTATCGGGATATGGGGGTGGAAGTTTAAATTGTCCGCATAACTCCGGTTTTGTGGAGTTATGCGGATCTATATAATCACTTGTTATCATCTTAGAAAAGGAGTGTTACATGAGAAAGTTAATCGAAGACGTTGTTTATGAGAGTTTTACGGCTGGCCTTAATGAAATACAGGTGGGAACACGAGGCACAGCATTAGAAGCATACCTCATGCCGATAGAGCATCTAAATTGGCAAGAACGAGAGAAATGGCTAACAGATTACCGGTTGCGAGATATTAAAAAGCTACTCTCAACACTGAACAATGAACAACTATTATTGTGTTTAACCGCTCAGCATTGCGAAAAGTTCAGCTAACCAGCCGCTTCAGCCGACCGCTAAACGCGGCCGCTGATTAAACCGTTATGCGAGGAAGAAATTCATGTTTGACACCTCAAAAAGCATTACAATTATTGAATGTCTAATAAAAGTTGACGGTTCCTACGAAGAATGGCGCCTTTGCAGTCGAAGATCCAGGGCGATGAGGCTTGAAAAGTGTTTCCCACCCCCCCCTGGATGGAAAGGTTTGACTATTTGCGAAAGTCAAAACAGAATGATCGATGTGGATTTAACAAAAACCAATTGCGGGAACGTTACAGTTTACCCAAAGCTTACGATTAATGAAATTGAGGCATTAGGATTACAACAAAGATAACAAATCGTTTAAGAAGGTTGCGGCAAAGGACCGCCGCACCTCTTAACTCAACGTTATACGCTGGGGACTACTATGTGCAGAGGATGTAAAATCCAAATAAATGGTCAATCCAGCACCTACGAATATTTGGATTGGCTTGGAGATTATCATAAAATAATCCAGGACATGGGAAAGCTAAATAAAAAAATATTGGCTTTTGAGGAAAAAATTGACCGGAGCTACAAAAAACCGGTTTCAGCGTTCAGGCGTCAACTGCTAAGGGTTCGGAAGCTGTACGCGAAAGCCGATTTTATCTTAAATGATGTGTATAACGAGGCTGATTCAGCCGATTCCACTTCGTTCCACGGCTGACCTGCACGTTAGATTTTAAAAGAAAGGAGAGCAAAATGACAAGAGAACATAGAACAAGCAGGGGTTGTGACAGAGACCCAGCCAGAGGCGGATCTTCTAAGACTAAGCACGGATATAATTTAGAAAATGATGGAGAAGATGGTGCTGGAAGTGATATGTCGCACTGTTATACAAAACGACCCAAAAACCCATTAACTGTAATGCGCGAAAAATATAATACAAAAAGTTCTAATAAAATGCGTGATAGAAAAGATATATTGCGAGATTTACACGCTTCGTATCAAGATGGCGGTGTTCACTCAAGTAATTTAACAGTACAAATATTACTCGACATCCGAGAAATTTTATCAGAGATAAGCAGCAAAATATAACAAGCCGTTCCAGCGGACGAGCGGCTGATCTGGGCGAAGGAGAAACACAGTGAGTACTAAGATTGAGTGGGCGGATGAGGTTTGGAATCCGGTTACCGGGTGTTCTCCGGTGTCGGAGGGGTGCCGGAACTGTTATGCCCGGCGGATGGCGCAGCGGTTGAAGGGGCGGTTCGGGTACCCGGCGGACGATCCTTTCAAGGTGACTTTCCATCCCGATCGGATAAACCAACCGTTGAAGTGGAAGAAGCCGCGGCGGGTGTTTGTCTGCTCTATGGGGGATCTTTTTCACCCCGAGGTGGATGAAGCGTGGATACTTAATGTGTGGCAGGCTATGGGTGAATTCTATGACGCCGAGGGGAATATCCAACCGGCAAACGACAGACCCGGCCACACATATCTGGTTTTGACGAAGCGGCCGGAGAGGGCGTTGGACTTCCTCGGTACGCGCTACCCTGAAGGGCATGAAAGGAAAAACGTCTGGGTTGGGGTTACTGCCGAAAATCAGGAGGAGGCAGATCGACGGATACCCGTACTACTGCAGATACCGGCTGCGCGGCGGTTTGTGTCTCTTGAGCCGTTACTGGGACCGGTGAATCTGGAGTCTTATCTCGGCGGGTATAAGGAAGAGTGGGACGCATGCAACGCTCACACGATTGATGCGCCGGTATTGGACTGGGTGATAGCGGGGTGTGAGAGCGGCCCGAAGCGAAGGCGAACGGATTGGGAGTGGTTTCGATTTATAAGGGAGCAGTGTAAGGCGTATGGGCACCGGGTCCCGTTCTTCCTGAAGCAGATGGATGTTGACGGGAAGTTGGTTAAAATGCCCGCGTTGGATGGGAAGGTCTGGGATGAGGTGCCGGAATGAGGGAAAGATGAACATCCAACATCGAATGGAAATGGGGTAGACGATGGCGGATACGATTGTGTGGATGGCTGAGGAGCGGGTTAAGGAGGGCGGGGATAAGGACCTGGTTAGGGCGATTTATGCGGTATCGATGGAGATAGACCTATTGGTGGGTGAGAAAATGAAGGATATGAAAGGAAATAATCATGAATGAAATCGATAAGTTTGTGAACAGTTGGAAGTATGCCTTTATCGTGGGGATGACTTTTGCCGCCGTTACATGGATAAAGTTGATACTAAAGATGCGAGATGCAGGCCTATCATGGCCAGAGTTGCTGGAAAAAGTATTCCAATAATCCATTTCCAGTAGCGGCGGCAGAAGCGTCCTATGCCATTGAAAACTTTAGCGATAACCGGCGGATTGAATCTGTCGGGAAGAAGCGGTGTTTGTGGCTCACCGAACTTGTCTCTCTGGAGGTCCGTGAGGTTATCGATGCTGTATGGGATGGGTGTTCCGCGATACCATTCTTTCATCTTACGAGAGATATTCACCATTTATGATCCTCCTGTATTATTGCAGATGCTGCAATGTAGCAGATAAAGTGCTTCAATGTCAAATAAAAAATAAAAAAAACATCTTGACAAGGGATAAAGGATTTGTTATGGAAATAACTGTCATAACTCTAAAGAGGCTGTCCCCGGCCTTGCCGCGCCATTTTTGTGACGCGGAAGGGGGTGTTTTTATTAGGGCTTATTCTTTGCGCCCGAGTGTCCGAAGCGTGGCAACACGCCGAGGGTGGTCTCCTTTAGAGCCATGACAGCACTCGGGCGCTTTTTTTTGTGCCCTAAACGTCAAACTTCTAAAGGAAGGAGAATGAATCATGACTAATGTAATTCCATTTGAGTATGAGGAGCAGGATGTGCGGGTGATCCGAGATGAAAGTGGGGAGCCCTGGTTTGTTGGAAAGGATGTTTGTGTTATTTTGGAGCTTGAAAATGTAAGTATGGCACTTGAAAAGCTGGATGATGATGAAAAGGGTATCAAAAATATTGATACCCTTGGAGGCGCACAGGACATGGCGACCATTTCCGAATCCGGTCTTTACACCCTGATTGTCCGATCGAACAAGGAGGCGGCTAAACCTTTTCGGCGGTGGGTGACCCATGATGTGCTTCCCTCCCTCCGCAAAACGGGGCAGTATGCCATACCGGGTGCGGATGAGGAGGCGGATCAGGCGGCTGTGGATGCGATATCCCAGTTGAACGAGACAATGGCCTCGGTGAATGCGGCGGTGCGGGGGTTGACGGCGGTATATGGCAGGCCCGGCTATGACGGCGATTATCTGACCGGGAAAGGACCTGCTACGAGTTTCGGAGCCAGGCCTGTATCCCGGGTCCTCCGGATGAAGGATGAAACGGTTCGGGATTTCTTAGAAAGCTGCTGTTTGATGCACGCGGATGCCTCGTGTCGCCCCATGGAACTTCATGAGGCGTATCAGGGGTGGTGCAAAGATGCGCAGGGTGTGCCCCTGGGCCGCAATACGTTTTACAGGTCCTTGCGGGAAATCGCTGCACGGATGGTTTTTACATCCCAGTCGGTACCTGATGAGAACGGGGGTATCACCTGTATTCGTGTGGCACACGGGGTCTGTCTGAATCGGACCGGGCGGTATTATGCGGTTGCCTGGGAAGGCGGTGCATCATGACGGAACCTGAATCTTTTCCGGCTGTTAATATGTATTTGGGGCATATCGACCGGGCGGCCCAGGGGTTGACCGGTCTCGGGATGGTACTCCATGCGCTGCAGATCGGAGGTGACTTTGAGGAGCCCGGGGATCGGCTGATTGACAATATGCGGCTGACAGGCGGGTTGTATTCGTGTATTGAGGCCCTGGCATGGGCCATCTCCATAGAGCTGGAGAGTATAAAGGCGAGCTTGGAATTGTATGAGGTGCACAGGAAGGGGTAAACGGCGCACATTGATTAGTTTTTTCTCTGTGACTCTGTGATCTCTGTGAGAGATTTTTAAAAAACGTCTCACACAGAGGCGCAGAGGACGCAGGGGAGGGGTGAGATATTATGTTATCCTGTACGTGCAATGAATGGGAGGGAGACGGTCCTTGCTGGTTTTCTCCTGATGATTTCCAAAAATTGGATACCTCCAGGCGAAAACGCTGCGGGAGTTGTGGGGTGCTTATCGACATCGGGTCGGAGTGTATTGAATTTGCACGAATGAGGCCACCACGAGATGAGGTTGAGTATAGTATCTGGGGAGAGGACGGCGAGATTCCATTGGCATCCCACTGGATGTGTGAACATTGTGGGGAAATGTATTTCAACCTTGAGGCCATCGGTTATTGCATTGATATTGATTCTAACATGAACACTCTAATGGCAGAGTATCACGAAATGACAGGTTTTCAACGTAACGCGGGAGGTGCAGTATGAAAAAGGTAATAATGGGATTAGCGGTGGTGGTTTTGGTTTTGGGAGTTTGGGTGACGGCCTGGGGGTACCGGGTGACGATTATGGATGATTCGGGGCAGATGCGAACTTACGAGGTCCACGAGGATGGCTCCGGCGGGGCGAATATCTGGAATATGGACACCGGGAAGCTGTATAACAGCCGGCGCCAGGGTAGTGGGCGGTATTATCTTGATATGGATACCGGAAAGTCGTTTACGGTGCGGCCGGACTATCCGTCCGTGGATGTGCCGATTATTATTCCGGGGTTGGAGTGAGGGCGCAGAGAAAATCGCTGGCACGAAACTTGCTTTTCCGCATAACCTCCAAAAACCGAAGTTATGCGGATCTATATAATCACTTGTTATCGTCTTAGAAAGGAGGCTTTTATGCCATTCGTAGATGGAGGATCTTTCACTTTTGCAATGAAAGGGAGTAATGGCCGGAAAGTTTTCGGTGCCCATGCAATAGGTGAATTACAAATAAAAGGAACGTTTCATGCGCAAGGCCCACAACCAATAGACAATGATAGTGGCGCACCTGAATGGGTTGCAGACTATTTTGATAGTCATGCAGATATTGATCAAATTGCCTTATCTGGAAAGGGTCACAGTGTCATATATGGGCGCATTGACGATAACCAAGAAATCGAGCATACCGGCTAAAAACACGCCGTCTGCTCATTTCCACGTTATGAGGAAAGAAATGGAAAAACCGAAGATAGTAGTCATGTGCGGATCATCGAAATTTGTTGAAATTATGGCAGTTGCGGAATGGCTGATTGAGCGCAATGAGTTGGCGATTACAATGGGGTTGAGTTTATTGCCTCAATGGTATCCAGATTGTCCTTCAGATCATCTTGCAGAACATGAAGGCTGCGCCGAAGCTATGGACGAATTGCATTTAAGGAAAATCGATCTTGCCGATGAGATATTTGTCGTCGATTGGGATGGATATATCGGAGAAAGCACGTCCAAAGAAATAAAATACGCTGAAAAAGAAGGAAAATACATACGATATTTTTCAAGTGATTTTGTTGGGCGGCAGGTATGTAAGCTCATAACCACTCATTCAAGCGGAAGCGAAAAAGACTGCTCCGCTTAATTCCACGTTATAGGTGAAAAGATGAGCATGAAATATATTAGAGATACGTATGGGGTTCCAGCAAAGCGGGGAATGGAAATCACATTTCAGAAATGTGAACACGTTGAGCCATCAAGAGGTTGGATTGTCGGGTCAAGGGGACAATATTTGCGAGTTCGATTTGCTGGAAATTTAGGTATATTCACATTGCATCCAACATGGAATATTGTCTACGCTCATATGCCCCCGTCCGTCCTCAGGGTATAACAAGGCTAATCCACCAACCCGCAATCCGTAACCCGCAACTTGGCGCCCTTGGCCCTTCAATCATCAATCAATAATCGACAATCCCGCCCGCCTCGCCTGAAGGCGAAGCCGATGGCGGGCAGGCATCACTCCCTCTTTTTTACCCTTGTCAAGTCTTTTTTTTAAAAATCTACATTTTTTTCTTCCACGATAATTCCCGAGAATGGCCGGGAATACCTCCAGCCGGTTTTTTGCCCACCTGTAGGCCTATCGTTTCAAAAACCCGTGCTATAATAAAAACAGTTTTGAGTTTTGAGTTTTGAGTTTTGAGTTTTGAGTTTAAATGTTAATTGAATAATACCGTGCCGGGTTGATCACCCGGGGGCGGATAACGATATTAAAAGCGGCTGTATGGGGCCATGCTTCTCCGTACAGCCGCTTTTTTTATGAGCAGCTTAAAAAGACGAACTCTAAGAAGACGAATATCGAACATTGAACATCGAACATCGAACATCGAATGATGAATGAAGGGCAAAAACTAATAACTAATAACAGATAACTAATAACCGGAGCCGTAGGCGACATGGCCAACAGACGGACCAAGATCGAGCAGATGGGGCTTGACAGGCGGATTCAGGAGCTGGTGACCGAAGGGCTTTCTGCCCGGCGGATCGCGGCCCAGGTCAAGATCGAAAACCCGGATGCAAAGGTGTCCGAGTCGTCCATTGCCCGTTATGTGGGCAAGGTCCGCAATGCGGCCACGGATGAGGCGTTTAAGACCATCCGCGACCATGTGGACAGGGTGGTGCCTGAGGACCTGAAGGCCCTCGAAGAGATGGAGGGCCAGTGCCTTGAGTGGGCCAGGGAGGCGGGTAAGGACCGGGTAGACCGGATGGCCGATGCCGCAGTCGCTATCATGGGGAAAGTGCAGTTGTGGCGGTGGATGCTAATTTCAGACACGTATTTTACGGGCAAAGACGAGGATATCGATGTCCTGGTCAGAAAGATCATCCGGGAATGCCTGATCTATATGGCCCGGGAGGACCGGCTCCAGTTACAGCGGGACAAGGCTATGAACACGGCCATCAAGATCATCGATCTGAAGTTGAGACAGGCCGGATTATTAGACGATGAGGGAAAGAGCCCGATCTATATCGTGGATCGCACGGGCGGCAAACGTCCGGAAGACAACAAGGAAGACCATTCAACATACAAACCCTATATCGTCGGGAGCAAGAAGGATGGCTGACGGCTGGTTTGTGGAACTCTCCGAGACCCAGGACGCCTTTGTGCATTCCGCTGCAGAGGTGGTCATGCTTATGGGTCCAATGGGCGAGGGTAAGACATTCGCCGGGGCAATCGCCCTGGTCCGTCATGCTGCGAGATGCGGGCGGCCTATAAGAGGCGCACTTGTCAGGGACACCCACCAGAATATCAAGATATCCACGGCGCCCGACATCAGGGAGATGTTCGGGTCCCGGGTTTCATTTCACGACGACGACAAAAAGATGATCATCCATTCCACCCCGAGGGTGGAGATGGACTGCTTCGGTATCGATGACGAGGCCTCCCTGTCAAAATTACAAGGCCCGCAGTACTCGGTGATCTGGCTTGAAGAACCCGCGCCTATTATTGAGAAGGCGAATGCGGGTCTCCCATACGAGGTGTTTGAGATGGCCCTTGCCAGGGCCGCCCGGCAGAAGGGTACCCTGATGAGATTGCAGATCACCCAGAACCCGGCGGATGAGGATCACTGGACCGAGGAATTAGCCGCCGGACCGGATATCCTTGCAGTTGATCCGGAGACCGGGTTTGAGATCCACAAAGAAATCTATCGTATTAAATACCGCGAAAACAAGTTTTTAAACCCCCAGGCCAGGGCCGCCCATATTGCCGCATTCAGCAGGGACCCGGGAAAGAAGGCTCGGTATATCGAGGGCCGGGCCGCCCCGGTGATGAGGGGGAAGAAGGTCACACCCGAGTATAACCCCCTGAAACATTTCAGTAGAGACACGGTTTTACCGGTGGTCAGGGGCGGTATCGGTGTACGCGGCTGGGACGGTTGGCATAGCCCCTGTTGTGTTATCGGTCAGTTTGTACCGCCAGGCAAGCTGTGGATACATGATGTGTGTGCGGGCGATAATATCGGGGTTAAGGAATTAATCGCGGAGAAGGTCGAACCCCTGCTCAACAGCCCCAAGTACAAGAATAATATTTTTGACTGGCGGGATATCGGCGATCTGACCATGCGGACCCCGGACCAGTCCACCCGGATCGAGTCGGCGTCCAAACGGGTGGAGCGTATGCTCAAGACCCGTTTTGAACCGGGACCCACCCGATGGGTATCGCGGATCGATCCACTCAAAACCTCACTTCTCATGTCTGCCACAGACGGCTCCCCCAGGATTTTTATTTCAAAGTCGGCATACCTGCTTCACCGCGCCCTCAACGGCGGCTGGCACTGGAAAAAAGATAATTCCGGAAACATCGTGGGTACCCTGCCTGTCAAGGACAAGTTTTCGCATCCGGGCGATGCGTTTGCGTACATGGTGAGTGTGCTATTTCCGTATGTCAAGTTGCCGAAAAATAAAAGACTCAGTCTTGAAGAGAAGATGAAAAAGACGAAGTTGGCGCGGTCTTATCGCGGAGGGAATTACGGGGGCCGATCGAGGGTTGGGATGAGAGCGGTGGGGTAGGATTGATGATTAGGGAAAAAGTCTCTCGCAGCAGGGACACCGGCGAAGGCGCAGCAGGAACGGCGAAGGCGCAAAGGGAAAAAAAGGCTCTCACAGAGCACACAGAGATCACAGAGTTTTTACGAATAACTAATAACTAATAACTAATAACCAGCCCGGAGGGCTGCAATGGGGAAGTACGACAGGTATTGGGAGATGACGGAGGGGGGGCCCTATGATCAGGAGGGTGAGAAGAATGAGATCTTTAAGTGTAAGGACTGCGGGGCCGAGACCTTTCCGGATGAGGGGCATAATGGCGAGCCGGATCCCCGGGGCTGCCATGCCGGCTGTAAGTCCAGGAGTGAGGACTGGGCGCCGGGGAGAGTGAGCAGGCCGTACAAGGCGAATTTTGACCGGATATTTCCGAATGCGTTGGGCGCGCGGATTTAGCAATCAACAATCAACAATCAACAATCGAAAGGGGTGGAGGAAACAGGTGGCTAAACGATCGATTAAGAAGGGAATGAGGAGGATGGGTGTGGACAATAGTAAGGATTTCAAGACGATGCAGGATGCGGCTATGGCGGCGGGTGGCCCGAAGATGATTGTGGGTGATGACAAGATGAGGGAAGAGAAGTGTTTGGCCGAGATTAACAGGGCTTGCAGTGCGTATGACTGTATGATGATTGCCGAGATGACTGTGGGGGGGACCACCGGGATTTTATCCCGGGTGAAGATACAGGCGAAACCGCGCACAGTGCCGAATGCGGACTGAACAATCGAATAACGAATAACCGAGGTAAGCGAAGACTCCGATGATAAATGAAGGGAAAAAAAGTCTCTCACAGAGACCGCAGAGATCACAGAGTCTTTTATTTATAAATCTTTTCTCTGTGTCCTCTGTGTCCTCTGTGAGAGAAAATCTTTTAAACTTTGTATCTTTGCGAGAGGTAGGTTTGGAGACTGAACCATGCCGATAAAAATGGCGGATCCACAATTTGAGCTTTTGAACCGGAAACGGGAGATGGATACCCTTTCTCCGTTCAAGGTACGTGATGACCAGGAGCTGAAGGAGCGGGAAGGGGCGGCCCGGGCCTATGCGGGCGAGAACGAGCAGCATTTTGTGGACTATTGCAACGACTGTATCCAGCAGTCGGTCAAGGCCCAGGCCCGGATACGCAGGATCCAGAACGATTGCTGGAATGTTTATCACGAAAACGAGCCCGAGTCTTACGCGGACAAGGAAGATTGGCAGTCGCGGTATGTGGCGCCCAAACCGTTCCAGACGGTCCAGTACGGCGCCGCGGCAGTCAAAAAGGCGTTTTCCCCCAATTATCTGAGTGTGGAGAACGCCACCAATAAGACGGCGGCCGATTTCCACCAGAAGGTCATGGAGAGACATCTTAACAGCACCCACTCCGATTTTGTGATCCGGTTCACCGATGCCGTGACCATGGGTCTGGCCGTGGGCGTCAGTCTTGAGATGATCCCCCGCTGGGTACCCGGCAAGGGGCTGGAATTCGCCTTAGTGGAACCGTGGAAGATACAGCGCGACCCGGATGCCCTGGCCCGTGACTGCCAATCGGGGATCTACTGGATACACCAGGAATGGCTCGATTATTTTGTACTGCTCAAGGGCGAGAAGTCGGGCCGCTATTTTGACGTGGCCCGGGCCAAGGAAACGGACGGCGAAGACCCACAGAATCCCTTTATGACAAAAGATGCGATCTCGGCCCGTAAGAATATGATCTGGGAGCGGTCGAAGTTCCGGAAATTGATACTCACCTCCGAGTTCTGGGGGATCATCCTGGATCCCAAAGGTGAGGTTCTGCTGCCCAGGGCAACCTATACCGTGGCCGGAAACCGTGTCATCCAGAAACCTAAAAGCGTTCCCTATAAACGGCTCAGATGGCCGGGTATCTCTTTTTCAGCGCTGCCGGGTCTTCTCGCATTCGGGGGCAGAGGTCTTCTCGAAGGGGTTTTGAGTGTGTGGGAGGCCATAAACACCTCAATGTGTCTTCAGCAGGATCGCCTCCAGTGGCTTGTCAACCCGCCCACGGAGGTCAATGTAGATGCCCTGGTGGACCCGACCGATGTGGAGTCATGGCCCGGCAAGACCTACGCGGTAAAGGATACGATCAGCGGTCAGCAGGCCGTGCGCGAGGTGCAGCGGCGCAGCCGGATCAATGATGTGCTTGCCAGTGTGCAGTATCACGACCAGCAGTTTCAGCGGGGGTCGTTTGTGACCGACGCGGTCCAGGGTCTCCCGGGATACCGGCAGGATATGACCGCCCGCGAGTCGGCGCAGAATCTCGACCAGGCCATGGGTGTCTACTCGCTTATGGGCGAAAATATCGAACGCGGGGCTATTCAGGGGATAGATGCAGGGCTGGAGATCATCGGAACCCACGCGGGATATCAGGATTACGCCCGGATCTTCAGCGCGGACGAGTTGCTTGAATACGGAATAGCCCCCAACCCTGAAGCCGCAAACGGGGTAACGGGTGTGCCGGTCTTTGACGGATCTTTTCATGTGAGCGGCATACAGGCGCTTATGAAGGAAAACGAGACCCTGAAGGCGCTGCAGGAGATTATCGTGCCGCTGGCCGAGAAGCCAAGATTTGCGCCGTATATTTTGCCGTTCAAGACCCTGGAATCGATTGTGGAGAGGGTGAATTTGAATGACGAGGGTGTGCTTGTTTCCAAGGATGAGGCAAAACAGATCGCACAGGTTGTGGCAAAGGAAGAGGCAGAGGCAAAGGAAGCGGCGGCGGATGCCCAGGAAGTGGAGGATCTGAAAGGGGTGGTGGATCTGGCGGAGAAGCTGGAGGGGAAGGAAGAGACGAACGCTAAAAAGACGAACGTCGAACATTGAATTTTGAATGAAGGGAAAAAGTCTCTCGCAGCAGGGCCACCGGCGAAGGCGCAGCAGGAACGGCGAAGGCGCAGCAGGAACGGCGAAGTTTAAAAGATTTTCTCTCACAGAGCACACAGAGATCACAGAGTTTTTACAAATAACTAATAACCAATAACTAATAACTAATAACCAGCCCGGAGGGCTGCAATGGAATCAGGAGCTAAGGTGGATGTGGTGAGTCTGCGGCCCAAACAGCAGGCAGACCCGGAGCGCCGGGCGAGCCGCAAGGCACAGTCCGAGGCGGAACTGCGAGCCCAGGCCGAGGATCTGGCCCTGGGGGTTTCCGAAGAGGGAGAGCGGTTTAAGGATCTATTGCTGACCCGGTTGGAACACCGGCTGCTGCAATTAATACAGGATGATCCCGAGGCCCAGGGGTATCTCGGGGTCCTGAAGGATATGGGACACAAGTTTAATGCGGCCAAGGTGGCTGTGGATAAGCTGTATCAAGCAAACATGGGGATAGGGAGTGCCTAAAGTTAAAAAAGGTCTCTCACAGAGGCACAGAGAACACAGAGTTTTTTCAATAGTCAATAGTCAATAGTCAATCAAAAACGGGGCGCTTTTAGGGGTTTGATCACCTTTGAGAGTCAAAATTAAGGCCGTATGGGGTCCATACACTCCATATCGGCCTTTTTTTATGCCCCGGTCAATATCGAATAACCAATAACAGGAAATCGGAGGTTTTTTATGGGAACAGAGAAAGAGGAGACTACGCTGGATCTGGATCAGGCGATGGTGGACGGCATGGATAAATTCCAGGGAGAACTCGTTGAGGCGGCCCGGGAAGAAGGCGCAGAGCGCATAGCGGAAAGCGCAGAGCAGAAAAAAGCGACCATTACCCCGAAATCCGATGATCAGGACAGCCCTCCGAAAAAGGAAAAGGATGCGGCGGGAACTCAGGACAAAGAAGAGACGCCGGACGGAGAGAAAAAGGAAGAGGATGCGGCGGGAACTCAGGACAAAGAAGAGACGCCGGATGGAAAGAAAAAGGAAGAGGATGCGGCGGGAACTCAGGACAAAGAGAAGACGCCGGATGAAGGTAAAAAACCACTCCGTTTTAAGAGTCAGGAAGACGCTGAGACCGGTTACCGGCATATTCAGGCAAAGGCCTCTAAGGTCGAGCAGGAGGCCGCCCGGTTGAGACAGGAACTCGATAAGGCTCGAGACGCGGAAAAACAGAGGGTAACACAGGAACAGGACGATAAGAATCTGCTGGATTTTATGACCGAGGAGCACGAGAAGGCCTTGGTCAAAATCGACGATCTGGATCCGGAGGACGAGACTTACCGTAACAAAGTATCCCGGATCTGGGCCGAGAAAGACTCGGCGGTTGATATTAAGCGCAGGGCGCAGGGCGCAGAGAGCATGGCGGAAGGCGAAGCGGGCGCGGCGAAAGCCGAAGAGACCCCGTCGGGCGAGAGCGAGGGAACCGTCTGGGAGGCAGTGAAAGACCAGGCTAAGACCGCAGGGATCGATCCGGATGACGATTATTTCCGGATGGCCTGCAGCTTTACCCCTACCGAAGGCCCGGACGGCCAAAAGCTCTCTTTTGACGAGCAGATAGATTTCGCCGTACAGCAGACCAAGGATTATCACTCAAAACAGGAGCAGCGCTTCCAGGAGCGTCTGAAGAAGGCGGCAGAGAAGAAGAGCGATGAACACCAGGAGGAGAATTTGCCTCTCGGTACGTCCGCGGCCGATCGGAGCGAAGAGAAACCCTCGAAGCCCAAGGCCGTGACACTCAATGACGCCCTCGACGACGTTATGGAAGAAAGGATGCTCTAAGCGCAGAGAGCATAGCGCAGAGCGCAGAGCAGTTTTGCCATGCGCCATGCGCTTACCGCTATGCGCACATACGGAGGATGTAGAAAATGTCTACCGAAGCTACGTTTACGTGGGAATTTGACGCCCAGACCGGCGTCTATAAGAACCACCATCTGTCGGGAAAACTCCTGAAGGTGGCGGCCAGGCAGTGGAAGTTTGTGCCGTTTACCAAAAAGGAGGATTCATTCGGCAAGGGCAAGGGCGAGAGTATTACCCTTGTATATTATAAACCCTTATCTGATCCCACATCGGCCCAGTTGGAAGAGACCACAAGGGTGCCGATCGATCAGCTCACCATGGGAAAGCAGGATATCACCATCAAGGAATGGGGCCGGGGTGTTGAGTACACCGACCTGGCGCGTCAGCTTTCCAAGTTCGATCCCAAGCAGGGCGCACAGGAGGCCCTGATCGACCAGATGAACCAGGCCATGGATGTGGCCGCGGCCACGGAGTTTACCGGGACCGATGCCAAGGTGATTTTCATCCCCACCAGTCTTACGGGCGGGACATGGGACACGGACGGCACGGCATCCACAGCAGGTCTGGTCAATGTGACCAAGCATCACATCTCCACCATCCGGGATTATATGGTCAAGGACCTGCACGTCCCCTTTTACGAGGGCGAGCATTATATCGGTTTAATGTCCACCAAGGCCCTCCGGGGTCTGCGTGACGACCGTGTGATCGAGGCCTGGAATATGTATCTCCGCAAAGGGGATCATCTCTATCGGGGCGAGATCGGCCAGATAGAGTCCGTGCGGATGATTGAAGTCAACAACGAGTCGGCCCTTAGCAATTCGGTCGGTACCGGTTCCGTCCTCGGCGAGGGTGTGATTTTCGGCAGGGACGCGGTTGCCCGGATCGAGATAGAGTTTCCGCATCTGAGAGCCATGCCGAACGCCAATGCGGATTTCGGCCGGCGTCATGCGGTTGCCTGGATCGGGACCGTGGCCTTCGGGGTAAAGTTTCCCGTGAACACCGACCGGCTGGCCAGGATCGTGAGGATTTCAAGCTCTTAGGCAGGTTATTGGTTATCGGTTATTCGGAAAGCGGATAGCCGGTAACCGGAACAAATAACAATTAACGGATAACGAATAACTAAAATTACGGAGGAATTTTATCATGACGTTACGAAGCGATTTAACGATACCCCTTCCGCTGGATCTGTTTGTTGATTACGACGATGCCTTAGGTGTCGATTGTGATCAGGGTGCTGCGGATGTGGGAGTGTTTCATGTACCGTTCAAGTGCCAGGTTGTGAGGGCGCAGCTCGCTGTCACCGAGGTTTGCGCCGGCAGCTCTACCACGCCCGTGGTGGATTTTGACAAACGGCCCACATTGGGGTCGGACGGGTCCCGGGGCGCCGCGGATATCGCCCACTTTATCATGGGCACCACGGCCCAGGGCAAGGTGCTGTACGACGAAGTGGCCGTAGGCACGGTCCTGGAACCGGGTGAAGAGGTGGTTGTCCAGTTGACGACTGCCGCGACCGGTACACCTACGGGTCATTTCAGACCGGAGCTTCTGGTCCAGCAAATGCCCGAGACCAAGGCCAACATGACGGACCTGGTTGCAACGACTTAGGATGTTATTGGTTATTAGTTATTGGTTATTGGTTATTCACCCTAAGCAGGACAGGCTCTGAATGACCAATGGCCACAAATAACAATTAACGGATAACGAATAACGAAAATTACGGAGGAATTTTATCATGACAGCTTTAGCGAGCACTGATGTCACGGTGACCGTGAATTCCAGGGATAAGGATATCGGTCACGGGGCATTGCGTAAATTTATGGGTATAGCGACCATTGCATTCGGTGATGGGGCGCTGACCTATCCCACCGGCGGGGTGGAGCTTCCGGCCATCGGTCTGTTCGGGCTTCAGCGGCAGGTGGATATCGGGCTCATCGAACAGCCCTACGGGGACGGGTATGTCTATAAGTACGACCGGACCAACCACAAGCTCCTGATGTATCAACAGAAAGACCCGGCAGATAGTGGAGGCGCGGATATCGCACTCCCGGAATTAGGCACGGGTGAGACCCCGACGGTCTCATTGAAGATGTTGTTTGTGGGAGAGTAAGGGACAGTTATTGGTTATCGGTTATTGGTTATTCGGGTCTGGGATGTCAGGCCCGAATGCCCGGTAACCACAAATAACAAATAACAAATAACAAATAACTAAAAACCGGAGGTTTTTTTATGGCACAGAAACTGTTTATCAAGGTGACGAACCCGGACGGGACGACCGGGCAGAAGGAGATCAATGTGATCAGGTCGTGGCAGGAGAGCGACGGGCGGCAGATTTTCCTCCATACCAACGGGGTGTACGGGTACAAGG